ATTCAGTTACAATAAATGCTAGGGACCGGGTGCAGGATTTAATGGATGTGGATAGAAAGTTTAAAAAGATGTGCCTGGAGATAGAGACACTAATTGACGAAGCTATAGAGAGGGAAAGGACAAAGTACAAATATCATTTTGAGTTTAATAATAATTTAGAAATATACCAGGAGCAAAAGAATCAACTATGATCATAGGCGAATACATAACAACCCATTTAAACTTTCAGACTTTCGGAGCGAACAAGGATTATTTTAACAACCACATAAGAGACAAGGAATTGAAAGTAATATTTACCAATACAAGGATAGTTACAGTAGAAGATGAAAACGGTCAGCATTGGAATATATCAGTTCAGGATTTAATAAGAGTTATTAAACAAGATACACTATGAAACTATACACACCTCTTCAACTTAATATTTTAGTAACCAGGATAGAAGACACAGACGGACTTGAGATACTAGTAGAATATGTAATGGAAAATAACGAGAACTATTCAGATCAAGATTTCTTTAGAATAACCGATAGAATAAATAATAAGCATAAGGCTTTAAGGAGGATAAAGGAATGACTGAATTTAAGCTTTGTCCTAAATGTCAAGTATCTAAGCCAGTTGAAGAGTTTGGTAAATACTTCTCAAAGGAAAGGCAAAGAGAATATGTTCAAAGTCTCTGCAAGTTGTGTAAACATATAGATGTAACAGAAAGAAGAAAAAAGTACTACTATAAAACAGAAGCACACAGAAAAACTGGTAGAAACAAACAGAAAAGAAATAGGGAAGAATTAAATGATACATATATAATAAGCATTCTAGTTAGAAAGCGAAAGTTAAAAGCAAGCGACATTCGGGCGATTCCAGGATTAATAGAAGTAAATAGAGCAAATATATTATTGAAACGAACCATAAAAAAAATACAAAATGAAAAACAACAAAATTGAAAACCTAAGAGATCACCTTTTCTCAACTATTGATAAACTTATGGATGATCAAAAGCCAATGGATATAGAAAGAGCAAGAGCGATTTCAGACGTGGCGCAGGTAATTATTAACTCCGCAAAAGTTGAAGTAGATTATATGAAAAATGTAGGAGGTCTTGGTTCGGGCTTTATTCCAATGCAACCTCTAAAACTTGAAGATAAGAAATAACTACTTTCTTACATCCTGTTACACTTACAAACTAAAAATAAATATATGAAACTAACAACACAAGAATTAGGAATGTTTATCGGATGTCAATGTGTGTGGCATGAAAACGAGAACATAGTTGGAGGTATTTTACAAGGACAATGGATTGATAATTATGATCCTGAATATATAACTGTAAAACCTGTCCTTCGCTATCTCTCAGATATGACGGATGAAGAAATTATAGAGTTAACAAAATCTATTCCAATGTTAAGTATGGATGATATACCAATGATTCAAGATGCTATATATAATTCACTACATCCAGACAATAGACTGTCATTTGATGCAAATGTTAGGGTTATAAAATATCTAATCGAAAAACACTTTGATGTATTCGGCTGGATAGAAAAAGGACTTGCAATAGATAAAACAAAAGTATAACCATGAACCCTCTATATAGCTTTCTTACTTCTTGCTTAACCTACAAATATGAAATAGGAATAGGTCTTTTAGTTTTTGTGGTAGGATTGGAAGTGTTGTTTTTTATATCAGGATTATTGGTGGTGTTGCGAAAGTTTGTAGTGTATGTTTTGGAGTTCGAACTAGAGAAAATCAGGCTAAAGTATTTTAATAAAAAGTGAGTTAATGTTTTGATAATCAGGGAAATAAGTGTAAATTTATATCAATGAAGTGTTCGAATAATCATTTGGTTTCTGGGGACGTTTGCCCTATATGCGAGGAGAGATTAAAACCTGAAAAGGTAAAGGTATCAACCATTAACAGGGTATCTAAAAAGAAGTCTAAAGAGGTTGCTGAGTATGCTGTGAAGAGAAAGAAATATTTATCTGTACACACTCGATGCGCTGTGTACCCTAGATTAATGGCAACACAAATACATCACCAAAAAGGAAGGATAGGTAGTTTGTTTCTTGATGAAAACTTTTGGCTTCCTGTTTCTGCTTTAGGTCATAAGTGGATAGAAGAACATCCTGAGCGAGCATATAAGGAAGGGTTTAGTTTATTACGGTTAGAAAAATTGGAGGATACAATATGAAAGCATCAGAATTAAGGATAGGTAATAAAATATTATTTAATGGAATAGTTGATGTTGTTGCAGAGGTTTCTAATGCAGGGCATATACTTGCTGAAATAAATGGGTTTGGGAATCTTGATAAAGGGTATATAGATCCTATTCCACTCACAGAAGAATGGCTAATTAAAATAGGTTTTGAAGGTTATGATAACCCAAATATGACAAAAAGCAAAGTATTTTATATTAATGGGGTAAGATTACTGGTATCTCACAATGAAATAACTCTGAGAGATTTCTATGATAAAAACCCAATCGTTTATGTTCATCAGTTACAGAACATATACTTCGCTTTAAAAAGGAGAAGAACTAAATGGCATTTGAAACAGAAACAGAAAAACTCTTCCAAATGTACGTCCGACAAGTACAGATGCCTTATGTTGAATACGGTCAAGATTTCGTACGGTTCAGGAATGATGGAGGAAAGCTATTTGAAATATCAGTAAAGGAAATAAAGCCTAGAAAAACTTTTCAGGAAAGATTAAAAGAAGAGTTAGAAAAAAAGAAGAAATGAGAACCATTAAAGTATTTATTAAATCGCTAAACAAGGAGGGTTATATATCTTGGTTTTGGGAGGAAGAGATTGATAACAAGAAGGAATACATAGTGAGGTACAAACCAAGCCCAACAAGCGGTTATTGTGGCAATAAAATAAAAGGAAGTGATCTAGTAAAGATACATGGTAACTGGGAACTGGAGATTCAAGAGAGAATAAGAAAAGGACTTGAAAGATTTATGAAGAGTAAACAAGGTCAACTAAAAATATTTTAAAGAAATAAAAACCAGGGACAAAGCAAAATAACTATAGAGATATGACAATAGAAGAATTCAATAATATGAAAGTTGGATATGGTATGAAAGCCCTTTTTAATGTTAAAAACTATGTCATTAGAGATAAACAGCGAAGAGATAAGAAAACCTAAACTCCGAGGAGATATTTTCAAAGAACATAGTGATAAGCTAGGGTTACTATGGACTAATGATCAATGGCAAACAGCTATTAACTCAATGGAAGAATACGCCAATTTGCGAGTAAAGGAAGCCCTTGAAGAGGTATCTAATGAAATATGGAAATTAGGAATAGGCAAAGATGAAGACAAAGTTTTGGAGATTCTAAAAGGAAAGATGTAATGGAGAAGATAATACCAATTGAAGAGTGTATGTATAACTGCAAAGAGTGTGGTAAAAAGTGGTTAATAGGTCAGTTTTGTAACTGCTGGGTAAAAAAGTCAGGAATAATTTTAATCGACCGCAAACATGAATAAGAAGTTCCGTCTACCAAGGAAAGAGAAAAAAAGAAGGGTTAAATGGTATAGGGCTAATAATACAATATTTGATTGGTGGGGGTTAATGCATTTTAAGTATTACAGTAGTGTATTAAATCCACGACCTCATTTTGAAGAATGGAAAATAGATGCTTTAAAGTAAACAATAGATTATAACACTATAAAAGATGATAAAAGCGATAGGAATAATTATAGCATGTCAGTCAATAATTATGATTTTTATAGGTGTAACAATTGGTGCTTTGGGGCATGAAGAATGGTTTATAAGATTTTCAACAGGATTAATTCTCTTGGGAATAAGTGCTTTAATATTTAAAAAGTAAATCCAAGGGGCTATAATAGATCACGAAATTAACGGGTAATAATTATGAAAGACAAACCAGCATCACAGGTAGATACTACAGAAGAAGCAAAGATTATTGTAGATGACATTTTAGCTAATAATATTAAGTCTAAGACCGAAATCACATTGTATGAACTATTGGTAGATACTGTATTAATTTACGAACAAAGACTAAAAGACTTAACAGCTGAAAATGAAAAGTTAAAGTCAGAGGTGAAAGAGTTTGCGGAATGGTGTAATGATAATACAAGTAGCAGAACAGATAGTGGATGGGTGTATTATGATGGTGAATATAGAAATTTCTATAAAACCACAGAAGAACTCTACCAACTATTTAAACAGAGATAATAACTATATAAGATATGAATACAGAAGGAAATAAAAAAGGACATACAGATACTATAAGATGTCCCGAATGTAGCCAAAAACAAGAAGCTTATGTTGCTTATGGGTGGCCTTTTGCTACATATATACATATCTGCAATAGATGTAATTATACAATAACAGAAAGTGAATGGGATGTAATAAGTAACCTAAAAGATGAATAATCATGGAAAAAGACAAAGAAGAAAGGGGTGAGGCAATCGCCTTGTATATGGGAATAGAAAAATGTACAGATGAAATAATGAAGCTAATTGAAGATAATTATGTGATTAAGGATCAAATTAATTTAATGGCAGGCATTTTCGAAATGAAATCAATCCCAAGTTACACAGGTAATAATGAAGGAAAATTAAAAGCGGATAGTAAAATTTGACTTTGGTAAAGGAAAGTATGAAACACTGTATTAAATGTAACCAGAATAAAGAGTTAGATGAATTCTACCCAAATAAAAGATACTCATTAGGAAGAATAAGCTGGTGTATGGAGTGTTGTAAAAAGTCAAGTAAGATTAATAGAGATAAATATAAATTGGAATTAGTAAAGGAAAGTAGTACATTTGTAAAGAAATGTTATACTAAAATAGAATAATATAGAATGCCATTCGAGAAAGGACACGAGAAGACGGGAGGAAAAGAAAAGGGTTCTAAGAACAAAAAAACAGAGCTTTGGGAAGAGTTCTCTTCTTATTGTTTAGAAGGAGGATTAGAAAAGTTTAAGGTTGAACTGGGTAAACTAGATAAGGCTGCATATGTTAAAGCTTTCCTTACCCTGTTAGAGTTCCATAAGCCTAAACTTGCGAGGATAGTAGACAAAGAAGGTGAAGATGTTATACCCTCAACAATTACAATAGAAATAGTACACTCAGGCCCAAAGATAGCCACAAGCGAAAAGGAGGCCGATGTTTAAAGTCTCCCCACTTTTTGATGCCAATTACAATGCAACTGAGCATATAGTAGTTAATCAGGGAGGGACCTACTCAGGTAAGACTTACGCAATAGATCAAACACTTTTCACTAAGCTTTCAGAACAACCAAAGAAGATAGCCACGGTAGTTGGTCAGGATATACCCAATTTGAAGTCAGGAGCCTTAAGGGACGCTTTAAACATATACGAGGACTCAAAGGAGCTTCAGAGTATGATCAAGTCTTATAACCGCTCTGAACGCATATTTGAGTTTAAGAACAAATCTATCATGGAGTTTAAAAGCTATGATAGTCCACAGGATGCAAAGAACGGGAAAAGGGATTTTCTTTTTATTAACGAGGCCAACGGTGTTCCTAAACTTATCTACGATGAATTAGCCTTAAGAACCAACCAGCAAATATTTATTGATTATAACCCTAATGCAGAGTTTTGGGTACATGATGATCTATTAGGAAAACCAGGAGTACAATTGTTTATATCAGATCACAGGCATAACCCGTTCATTCAACAGGCCCAACGAGATAAGATAGAGGCTTTAAAGGACAAAGATTATGAACTATGGAAGGTTTATGCTAGGGGACTTACCGGAAAGATAGAAGGCCTTATCTTTAGAAACTGGAACGTTGTTGATGCTATTCCGGCAGGTGCTAAATTCATATGTAACGGCCTTGACTTTGGGTTTACCAATGATGTATCAGCAAGTATTAATGTATTCCTACAAGATGGTGAACTGTGGTTAGATGAATTGTTTTATCAGAACGGCCTTACTAATCCTGATATATGTAACAAGTTTGCAGAATGTGGGTTACAAAAGAATCAATCAATAGTGGGAGACTCTTCAGAGCCTAAGTCTATCAAAGAGATTAGTGTTATGGGTTATCAGATAGAGGGAGCCGAGAAAGGACCTGATAGCGTTAACGCCTCAATAGATATTTTAAAGAGGTATAAGATGAATGTTACAAGGCAAAGTGTTAACTTGCGTAAGGAGCTTAATAATTATAAATGGAAGGTAGATAGGTTGAGTGGCAAGGCTTTAAATGAGCCTGTAGATGCTTTTAACCATGCTATAGATGCGGTCCGATATGTGGCCCTGAATAAGCTAAAGAATGATGTTAAAACAGGGACCAAGTTCACAGTACACTTAAGAAGATGAATAGATACGTAGCCTTGCTTATTTGTTTCTTTACCGGATCAGTAGGGCTTCACTTTGTTTATATGGGTAGATTTAGCGAGGCCTGTATAAGGGCGATATGGTTGTTTGGGTTTTGGCCTGTAGCCTGTGTTGGGTGGTGTTTAGATTTAAGCATGCTACTCAGAATGAATAAGTATCAGTTTGATTCCTATTGCAGGAAGAGAGTAAAGGGGACAGGTAGTAAGGAGGAACTAAAAAAATATTATGAAAAGATTCAAACTAAATGAAAAGGAGTTTAACTGCCCTCAAAGCTGGGCAGAGATAACCATTGAACAACTATTAAAGATAACAGCAGAGGTCCTGAAGCCTATGGATGCTATAGTTATCTGTACGGGAATAACTGAAAGTGAATGGAATTTGTCTGATGACTTCAAACTTATTGAGGAAATAGAGCAAACATTATCCTTTCTTAACTCTAATGAAGGGTGTCAACTAGAAAAAGAACCTAAAGAAATTGTATTTAACCAATTTACTATGCCTCCGATTTCGGATATAGGAACCAAAAGTATAGCACAATACCAAGATATAAAGCTTTTGATTAACGAGTTTCATTTAGCGGAGGGTGAGCAAATAGATACATTAAGGAGGCTTTCATTATACCCAAAGATAGTAGCTACTTACTTACAGCCTATTATTGATAAGGGAGAATATGACTATAAAAGAGCTGATGAAATAGCCAAAGAACTATACAACCACTCGGCAATGGAGGTGTCTAGTTGGGGGTATTTTTTTATTCAGAGATTTCTCGAATTGAGGAATGGCATAGTGAAAGATGTGCAGACGTTGGGTATGAAGCAGAAGAAGCAGAAGCAGGGTTCTCTCAGCTCTTTAAGACGTTGGGTTGGCGAGGTGTTCTCTATTCGCTTGGGGGATCGGACTTTAAGAAGCACGATGAAATAGGTGAAAGATCAGTTTACGAGGTTTACAACTATCTACAGTTCTTATCCCATAAATCAGCCTGCGAAAAAGAATATAGAGAAATATTAAAACGTAAGAATAAATTGTAGTATATTTACAGTGAGGGCGTTGGTATGGTGTATGAGAGTTTATACAATCTATTAAATAGTATTGCAGAAGGTTTAGACTTTGACGTGGAATTTAATCATGGTCGGGCTTCTGATATTAATATCTTTTCAGATCAGAATAAGAGTACTCTTATATGGTCATCACTTTTCCGTTCTACAGGAACATTCCCTAATCAAACAAACAGACTATTTAGAACCTACAGAGTAGAGCTTGGATTTTATCAGGCTGATGCAATAGCTTCTACTAATGATCAGACAAGGGAAATCCTAGAGACGTGTGATCTTATAATGACTAATTACCTATTAGCTCTTAACACAACCGTTGCAGATATAGAAGGCATTAGTGATGATATAGAATTAACAGGGCTTTCCTTTGATCCATTCGTTAAGATCACCTCACATATCCTTACGGGCCACGTGGCCACTTTTAATATTACTCTTCCTGATGATTTTAAATACTGTAGCGAATGAGCCTAAAAGACTTCTTTACTCAACAAGGTTTAGATATAACTAAAGGGTTAAAAGATAGCTTACGTAGTGCTAATAGAAATGCAAGCGGTAAAACTTCTGATTCTATAAACTTTGAGATATTTGAAGACGGTAGTACAACAACCTTTCAAGTAGTAGCCAATAAAAATATAATGGCTCTTGAATTTGGTAGAGGCCCAACAAAGAAATCAGGAACAGGAGTTTTAAAGGATTCAATCAGGCAATGGATAAAAGACAAAGGTATTAAAGGCAGTAACGGGATAAGTGAAGATTCTTTGGTCTTTCTTATTACTCGCAAGATACACAGAGAAGGTTACGCTGGAACACCTGGATTAATTAGCGATGTGATCAGTGATGAATTAAGGGAGAATATAGAATTAGGTATATCGGATATTATAGGGAATGAATTTGTGAAGGAGATAATAGTATGATGAAAGGGCATTATAAAGGATCTCTTTACGGGGATTATTATATGGTTAAATCTAAACGTAATTTCTGGCAATGGTTGAAATATATAATTAAGAAAGCATTATGAGTTTAAGTATAACGTTTAGGCCGCAGAAAGATTTATACGCTGTTAATCCACCAGATGTATACGATGAAGCTTATTATAATTCACGTTGGGTATCAGGTCACCTTCCTATCCAATATAAAATACTTAATACTAAATGGCCCACTAACTCAGACGATACAGTAGATAATATTTGCGCTGTTTCAGATGTTAACGGGTTTGCAGAAATAAATCTGTGTGGGACCTATAATACATATCTAGAGAAAGAATATATAAAGATAGATGATAGTACGGTAGATTCTTATAATGGAGTCTGGCAGGTCCTTAGTGTTGTTAATGCAACTACAATTATTATTAGTGCTTTTTATGACGGGTCCGCAACAGCAACCTTCCAAAGATATTACAACAACTATCACAATCTTGTAAAGGTCTACGCTGGTATTCCTGAGTATCATCAATTCGAGAGCGAAGATGAAATGAGTCTGATAGCTACTCTTAAGATACAACCTAATGAATCTAATTTATCAATAGCAGATATTTCAGGTCTTATTAAGGCTAAGTTAAATTGTGATAATGACCTAGATCAATTAAGTACACCTAATGATTTAAACGCATGGACAGGCTTTTACATTGATTATGCAGAGAGTTATGATGTTTCTGATGGTGACGAGGTAACCCAATATACAAGTGATTATACAACTGATGCGATTAGTGGATGCGTGGCAGGGGAACTTGTAACCAATGGAAGCTTTACAACTAATTTAAATGATTGGTCTAGTCTTGGAAGCGGAAGCACTTGGGTTTATGATGCAGGTAAAGCGAGTGCCACACGAGGGATCAATAGTAATTCTAAAGGGTTTGCTCAAGAGTTAGAGTTTATTTTAGGGTTAGAATATAGAATACAGGCCACGATTACAAACAATGAAGCCAACGTAGGATATTTATATGTGAGCTTATCTCCTACTACTTCTTTAGCTGAATCAATTACTATTTTATTTCAAGAAATAGGATCAGGAGCAAATACAATAGACTTTAATATGATACCACAGGCAGACCATGGAGTTATATACTTCTCGGTTACTTATGGTGGATCATCTACACAGAAACTAAGCATAGATAATGTGAGTGTTACAGCTCCTTCATGTACTTATTACGGGTTTGCTATTAACGGCACAAGACAATTTCAGAATACTATAGGTGGAAACTTTGGAGACTATGTACAGAACTTTAATACTGAAGGAGTACTAAATAACTTCCTTACTAAGTTTGTTTCTCCGATATGGTTCAACTCATTATATTTCGATCTATCAACTATAATTCCAAAGAGTACATTTAGTGCTACATCAGACAACCAGCTATATTATTATATTAAAGAATACACAGAGGGCGGTGGGTTTATTCAAAGACAGGATATAACCATTGAAAGCAAAGATGATGGAGTTTACAGATTGCCTATAAGTGATTTAACTTTAGATTCTAGTACAGATTATTTTGATTTACAGATTTACCAACTACCTACAAATAGGCTGACTGATGCAAACAATGGCACGTTTGAATATACTACAGATGGAGCTGGTAGCCCTCCGAGTGATTGGGGTATGAGCATAGGGGTAGTAGGGGATTTATTACAATCAAACCTATTTGCTCATTCAGGTACCTATTCATTGGAGATCACTACAAATACAAGTTATTCCGTTGGACAACATAGTATGTTTTCAACAATATCTTACATAACTGTAGAGGAAAATTCAGATTATATAATAGAGGGATATGTTCTTAAGAATAGCCTCAATACTCAATATAATGGATCTACAGTTTATTTAACACCCATTGGCATAACTCCTACTTTAATTAATAGTTTCCAGATCACAAGTGAAAATGGAGCATGGAACTATATTAAGACCGTGTTTAATACAGGAGCGAACACGACAGTAGCTATTAGATTAATACTAAGCAACACTTCTCTTGTAACGAGTGAGGACATGGTTTTATATTTGGATGATGTAACAGTTAAGGGTCCTGTAGAAAACCTATCAGAGGTTAAAACTATTCAGGTAGATAATACTTGTACTAAACAAAACATATATTTATCGTGGCTTAATAATCTTGGACAATGGGAGTACTACAACTTTAAAGCTCAAAAGGATTATGGGATTGATATAGGTAAGCCCAAAAGTATTACAAGGGACGTGCTTGTTAATTGGGACACTGATTTTATTAGCGGTGAAACGCAGGATGATTATATAAGTGTAGAGGCTAATGAGACTATTGCAGTACGCTCTCAGTTCATGTCATTAGAAGAATTACAGGCAGTAGTTCAGATTATGTACGCTATAAGAGTTCAGGAGATAAGAAGCGATAACACTAAAATTACTGTTTTAGTGGATAAGAAATCCATTAAAAAATATTCTGATGGAGATAGGATGTATGCTATAGAGTTTGATATTACTTATCCTAAAATAGAAATACAAACCCAATGATAGAGATAATAAAAGCTTATTGGAACTGGATATTCTTTAAGCAGACTGAAGAAGCTAAGAGAAGGTATGGCATTTGTAAGAAGTGTCATAAGAAAAAGTGGGGTATATGCACCGATTGTGGTTGCGTGTGCGTGGTAAAGACTAGGTGTAAGATATGTGAGTGTGGTATATGGTTGCAATCCAAATCGAAAACGGACAATATTTAGACTTACAAAAAGAATTTGTAGGTCTTAACTATCAAATAGCAGACATAGGAGCTATTGATACTAGGACAGGTACGTTTACAAACGACTTTAATTTACCTAATACAGCCCATAACAGATCAGCTTTGGGCTTTGCTTCAGTTGATAATGTCATAGGAGACTATAACCCACAGCATAAAATCCCTGCCAAGTGCTTTCAGAATAATATAATGATAGCTAATGGCTTTCTACAGGTCAATGGAGGGGATAGCAAAGAGATTGATATTACCTTTTATGGTGACAATGTAGATGTATTTGAGCTTATCAGAGGAAAGAAGCTGAGAGAATGCAACCTATCCCATTTAAGACACGCTTACAACGCTACCAATGTTATTAACTCATTCAATAATACTTCAGGTTATATCTATCCGGTAATAGATTACGGACTATTCACTGATAGTGTAAGTATGAGTATTGCATCCGGTGAAATCTACACAGCCGTATTTGTTCCTGATGTACTCACTGCAATCTTTAAAGATATAGGATTTAAGATAGATGGTACAATGTTAAACAGGGCATTGTATAAAAAGTCTGTTGTGCCTTTTGTAAATAACTTCTTTGGGTACTCTAAAGACTTTGTACAGGAGAAAATGTTCTATGTTGACAACGGAGCCGGAACATTTACTATTGCAGCAGGTTTAACAGTCACACACAACTTTACAAGGGAGTTAGATTTCTTTCAAGGGGTAACCTTTGGAACGGATTTATTTAACCTGGGCGCAGATAAGTACGTGGCTGATGATGATTATCAAATAAGGATTTGGTATCAATTTGATCGCAGGTTATTTACTAATCTTAATGGTAGCGCAACTATTCCAACTCTTTATATTAAAAAGAACGGGGTAGTAATAGCCACATCAACTTTAGGAGTGTCATCTGTACAGGTCACTACAACGGTTACAAATTTAGATTACATAGAGTTTGCAGTTAAGAACAACCATTCAGGAACTATAACCTTTGGAGCTACAGGCAGAGGTGATGTAAGCCAGCAGTTTGTAGCTGGATCAGTTATTTATCCTGAAACAGTCCTGCCAGATATGGATCAGGTGGACTTTGTTAAATGGGTCCTGTTTAGATTCCTTGGAGTTATCTCAGTAGATCAATTCTCTAAAACAGTTTACTTTAATCAGTTCAATGACATAAAGAATAACCCTGTAGATGATTGGAGCAGTAATGTTGACGTTTCAAAAAAGGTAGACACTAACTACAGTAAGATATTAAGTAAGTACGCAAAAAGGAATATAGCCTCTTACACAGAAGATGAAAATGATAACTACCAAACTATTTATAATGCAGACAATGATCTACAGTTTGGTGCAGGGGTGTTTACTTTAGATAATGATTTTTTAGAAGATGAAAAAACAATCTTTGAAACTCCATTTTCAGGGACCTTCCTTATAGAGTCGTTCAATACAGATCGTTTACTTATTCCTTATATCCCTAGACATTTACCAGGATCAGACGAAGTGAACGTGGCAGAGCCTAGGGTTCTTACGGTTTATGGAAGATTAGATATATCTCAATTCAGCAACAATACAAGTATTTCAATCATGGGTACACCATGCACAAGTATTCCTTTTAGTTATTTCTATAAAGGAACTTATGGTTTTGAGGTGGATGATTTTAAAGAGAGCCTTGCGTTTGGGGTACAGAATGTATTCGCACCTAATGACCTTGGAGCATTTGAAAGTGACTATCTTTCTTTAATTGATATACTTCAGAATCCAAATATTAAAACAGCTTACTTAAGACTTAATCAAATAGACTTATCAAATCTTGATTTCTTAAAGAAGAAATACATAGAACGATTCGGTGGATACTTCTATTTAAATATTATAGAAGATTACGATGGTTCAGGAGATAGTGTGAAGTGCGTACTGGTTAAGGTTTAGCGGTAAATTCTCCGGGATAGTCACGTGTTCCGATGGCTTGGTAATACCATCCACCGTTAACAAAACCAAGGCCGACAACCTGAGAAAGATTACATAGTGGCTTAACCTTTAAATAAATTTTAGAATGTTTCTTATGTTCAAATGTATGAGTCCAACCAGTATCAACAACCTGAGTGTAGGTGTTCCCATTCTCCAAGTATGTTACTTCTATTTGGTTGCAGTGAAGATATTCTCTAAGGTTAGGCTCATTAACTTTATAGGTTATCATAACCTGATAATCTTTTTTACAGGAAACAAATAGAATGGAGATAATTAGTATTAGTGCTTTCATGGCGTAAATATAAGAATGTTAAGTAAATAGTAAACGAATAAAGTAAAAAAATGTTTTAGTTTTGTAAAGAATTTTTGTACATTTAGAAGGGTTTTGAGGTGTTGGTATGGAAGAAAAGGAGATTTTATTAAAGGTAAAGGTAGATAGGAGTGATTCCGAAAAGGCACTACAGGATGTTACAAAGCAATTAATTGAGAATAAGTCCGCATTAGATAGCCTTACTAAGTCTTTTAAAGCAGGTGAGGCTTCTACAGAACAATATGTTAAAGAATCTATTGGCCTTAAAAGAACCCAAAAGGAATTAGCCGACCAACAAAAGGTACTCACCAAAGAAATACAGGCCGAAGCAAATTCATTAGATGCCTTACGGTTAAAACTTGCATCACTCACAAAAGAGCGTAACGCTACCAACCAAGGAACCAAGGAAGGGGTAAAGCGTGCAAAAGAACTAACGGAGGCAATAAAGAGTACAAGCGAAGCAATATCAAAACAAGAACAAGCAGGTGGAGACTTTAGAAGAAACGTAGGGAACTATGGAGATTCATTTAAAGAAGCTGTTGGAGGTGTTAATGTTTTTGGTACTTCATTAGGTGGCTTATTTAAAACTCTTGCAGCTAATCCTTTTGCAATAGCCATAGCTGGTATATCGGCATTATTTAATATCCTGAAAGGCTTTGAGCCTGTATTTGATTTTTTCGAGAGAGGACTTGCAGCGATTATGGCAGGTTTCGATGCATTGGTTTCAGGTAATAATATAGCGAAAGCGGCAAGCGATGCCTATGATCTTGCGCAAGCTGTTCAGGACTTAGAAGATAACCAAAGGGCTTTAAATGTAGAATCAGCAAAGGCAGAAGCTTCAGTAAAGAATCTAATTATCCAATCAAAAGATAGAACAAAGACAGAACAAGACAGATTAGCGATACTTGAGAAAGCCTCACAGATAGAGATTGATAACTTTAATAAGTCATTAAAACTAGCAGAGGAAAATCTAAGAATAGAAAAAGCAAAGTTAACGGAAGCAGAGAAAAACGGAAGGGCAAATGATGAAATAAGAGATAAGGCAGCAGAAGCAGAGATAAGACTTATTAATCTAAAATCAAGTTCTGCGGATGTTATTGAGAAAATAGAAAATAGAAAGGCAGCATTGCAAGCAGAGATCCAAAAGGATAAAGATGCAGCAACGCAAAAAGAAATTGATGACCTTAAAAAGATTGACGAGGCCAACAAGAAAGCAGCAGAAGAAAGGCAAAAGTTAAGAGAGAAAGAAAAACAAGCAGCACAAGATCTTAGAATATTTAGATTAGAACAGGATATAAAGGAAACTAAATCTATAGAAGATAAGATACAAAAAGAGATTGAGCTTGAAAAAATTAAAACAGAGTTCTTATTAAAGAACGCAAAGCTAACAACATCAGAAAGGGCATTACTACAAGAGAAGTTATCCGCTAAAATCATTGAGTTAAATAGTGGAGTTGTTGAAAATGAAAAAGAGTCAAGTAATGATTTAGAACAATTTAGATTAGATCAGGCCGCAAAAAATGCTGAGGCTATAGATGAACGACTTAAGGCAGAATTAGCAGCGGAAGACTTCAGAGTGGAGGTTCTTTTGGATAAAGAAAACCTTTTGGCATCAGAGAGAACTTTAATATTAGAACAATCAGAGGCCAAGAAAATAGAGATTGTAAAAAAAGCTGAAGAGACAAAAAGAAGTGAATCTACTAAAACAGCAAAGATACAAGAAGATAATTTAAAAGTCGGACTACAATCAACATCTACTACACTTGGAACCATAGCAGGGTTATTCCAAGAAAACACAAAAGCTTATAAAATATTCGCAACAAGTCAGGCATTAGTAGACACTTATAAAAGTGCTAATGCTGCATTTTCTTCTGTGGCTGGTATTCCTATAGTAGGTCCAGCGCTTGGTATTGCCGCCGCCGGTGCTGCTGTTGCTGCTGGTCTTGCAAATGTGGCTCAGATAAATGCTGCTGCTGGAGGTGGTGACTTTGTTACAACTAAACCAACTCTATTACTTGTAGGAGATAACCCAGGAGGAAGAGAAAGAATAACTGTAGAGCCTTTAAGTGGTAGAGGTAAAACTAAGGTCCATAAAGGAAGCGGAATGATAGCAATGGCAGGAGGTGGAACACTGACCACAGGAGCAACACTCACAAGGGGGTTAAGTACTCCTATTAGTAATGATGTATCAAATATGAAATCATTTCAGGATGCACTAATAAACCAGCCAGCACCTGAAGTGAGTGTGAAAGAAATTACAAATAAATCAAACAGAGTGAAGGTAAAAGAGGGGATAAAGAATTTATGACGTATCTAGTAGAATTAATAAAAGAGAAACAGCCGGAGATTGATAAGAATGCAGTTGAATATGTTTTAACTTATCTTATTAAGGAGGGACACTTGAGTTACACCATTCAATATCATTATGACATTTATAGTTTTTATAAAAAATGTTTAGAGCATTATGAGTCTATGGGGCTTCAAAGGAAAAGAGTTGTAGCTGATACATGCGAACATTTTAAAATAAAAAAAACTCACTTATATAATATCATTAATAATTTTTCCACAAAGTAGTGGACTTGATACAAGCTTAATTCTTTTCTATTCACTTCTTACTATCGTATTTTTATATCAGGTAGTGGGAAGATATGAGCGAGACACACATTTATGTATACGGGCAAATTGGACAAGGTGGAATAACTGCCGAGTCTATTAGGAAGAAACTTGCAAACACAAGCGAATCCATTGTTGCGCATATTAATTCCCCAGGCGGAGAGGTCTACGAAGGTTATACAATCTACAACTTATTAAGGAATTGCGGCAAACCAGTCAATGTAGTCATTGAGGGTTTGTGTGCTTCTATTGCTACGCTCATAGCGTGTGCAGGTGACAAGATCACAATGAATCCTACAGCCGAGTTTATGATTCACAATCCTATGGTAGGTATTGAGGGCAATGCAGAAGACCTACGCAAAGTAGCCGACCAATTAGACAACATCAAAAAAACAATCATTGCAGCCTATAAGAGAAAGACTAACAAGTCTGAGGATGAGCTATGGCAAATGATGGACAAAGCAACTTTTCTTTCTGCTGAACAGGCTAAAGATTTTGGATTTGTGGATGAAGTTTCTCAAGGACTCAAGATGGTTGCCTATGTAGATGTAACAAAATTTAAAACTGAAAATACAATGGATCAAAAAATTCTTGAATCAATAAATAACCTGGGTAAAAAGATTGAGGGACTATTTAAGTCGGCTCCTAAAAATCTAGATGCCACATTAGAAGACGGATCTAAAGTCTTCATTGAAACAGAAGATGAAATATTAGAAGGTAAAGCGATTTTCAAAGTAACTGAGCAAGGTAATGCTCCATTAGAAGACGGCAGCTATGCGCTTGCTGATGCAAGAATTATAGTAGTGAAAGATGGGAAAGTGGAATCAGTAGCAGAGCCAGCAGCGCAAGACGATTCTGCAAAACAGATTGAAGACTTGAAAGCTCAGATAGAACAATTAACAAATCAACTAACTGAAAAAGATGTGTTGATAGAAAACTCTAAAAAAGAATCTGAAGCACTTGCGGTAACAGTAACAGAGATTAAAAATGAATTTGATAAAGTAAGGAATACTGTAATAGGATCAGACAAAAATCCTAAGAATGTACATATCACACCAAAGGATGAAAAAGGAAATGATTATGTAAATGGACTTGCAAACTTAATTAACAATAAAAAATAAACGACGATGGCAAACATACTTGGAACGAGCGGACTGACATACGGAGGGAAGGAAACAATGGATGTGCTTATTAAGCCATCATTCCAAGACCCAAAGTTGAGTACAATTTTTAGAGTCATGACTGATATTCAGTCAACACAAAAGTTATATCTTTTGAATCCTACTTCATATCTAACACAGACGTATAGTTCTTGCGGACTTCCTACAGCTTCAACAGGTGTGAATATTACTCAAAAGGTTTTAACAACATCACCACTACAGGTTTACACTAATGAGTGTGCTGATGTTTTCACAAGCACAATATTTGAAACCTGGAAAAAATCAGGTGCAGATATGAATGATCTTTCCGGAACTGAGGCAGCTAAGATAATCGAAAAGATTACAATGGATGCAGTGGTAAGGGATGCTTATAGGATCGCTTGCTTTGGTAATACTTCTCTATCAGATACAAGATACACAATGCTTAACGGTATGTGGAAATTGATATTCGATAACGTAGAGTCTTACTGTATAGATAGAGTAGAGTATCTACCAGATGGTACTTTGGCAGCAGGTAATGCATTGACTTACTTAACCAACTTATACAATAACTGCGATAATGAATTAGCTGCGGTTCCTGAAGGTGATAAACACTTCCTTGTAACAACTCAGCTTTACAATAACCTTATAGCTTCTTACGAATCAGCAGCAGGATATACTGAGTTACAATTTAGAAACCTTACTAATGGACAAAAACTTGTTCAATTCAGAGGAATCGATGTAGTACCACAAAGAGCTTGGACAACTTATATCAACTCTGACTTCTCTAATTCTAACCCACACAGAATTGTATACACTACAAAAGATAACTGGGTACTTGGAGTAGAGAAAGAAAGTGACATGACCACGTTTAGAAACTGGTACTCTATGGATGATGATTTGTATAAAACATTATTGAGATATAGAATGGGTGTTCAATTTGTACACTGTGGTTTAACAGCAGTTTCTTACTAAACGAAATAGATATATGGCAAATTGTAGGGTAACGAATGAGATAAGCGCAGATTGCGATGATCTCAGGAGGGTAGGCGGTGTCAATAAAGAATTCTTTTTAGGAAACACAGCAGACTTATCATATACAACAGATGGATCGGGATATGTAAATTCATTATCTTTTTCCAGTGTCTACGGAGGTCTTTATAAGTTCGCAGGTAAAAAG